ATCCAAGAAGATGCAGTATTTTGTTCACTACAAGTTTATGCCTGGTCTAGGGTTCTACGGCTTTGGTTTGATCCACATGATTGGTGGTTTGGGCCGTGCAGCTACGAGCATTCTTCGCCAGTTGATCGACGCCGGAACCTTGGCAAACCTCCCTGCTGGGTTCAAGGCTCGGGGCGTAAGGGTTCGTAATGACGACGAGCCCTTACAACCCGGAGAATGGCGTGACATTGACGCTCCCGGCGGCAACATACGGGATGCGATTATCCCACTGCCGTACAAAGAACCGTCCGCAACCCTCGCACAGCTTCTAGGAGTTCTTATAGAGGGCGGAAGGCGTTTTGTCTCACTGGCAGACCAACAGACAGGGGACACTAACGCAGCGGCTCCTGTGGGGACTACGGTGGCTATGCTTGAACGTGGCATGAAAGTTATGTCAGCCATCCACAAGCGTCTGCATTACGCACAGCGCCAAGAGTTCCGCGTTCTAGCTCGGATCTTCAGGGACAACATGCCTGCTGACGGCTATCCATACGACGTGGTTGGCGGTGATCGCATGGTTATGGCGACGGACTTTGATGGTCGCGTAGATGTTGTTCCGGTAAGTGACCCGAATATCTTCTCGATGGCGCAGCGTGTTACGTTAGCTCAGACGCAGTTGCAGTTGGCTCAGTCCAACCCGCAGTTGCATAATCTGAATGCGGCGTATCGCAGGATGTATCAGGCTCTTGAAGTGCAGAACATTGACGAGATACTTCCACCACCTCCTCAACCGCAGCCTCTTGACCCTGCGATTGAGAACGCTCGTGCGTTGATGGGAGAAATTCTGACTACATTCCCAGAGCAGAACCACGAAGTACACATCCGGTTGCACATGGCGTTTATGAAGACTCCGTTGGTATCTACGTCTCCTCAAGTTATGGGGACTTTCTACTCCCACATTATGGAGCATATTTCGCAGAAAGCTCGGAAGATGGTTCAGGCAGAGATCGAGGGCTTGATCGGTCAGGCGCAGCTAGCGGCACAGAGCGGGGCAATTAACCCAGAACTGGCGCAGGAACAGATCATGCAGCTTCAGCAGAACGTGCAAGATCCCGCGCAGATGGAAGCGTTAATTTCGATGCAGATGGAAAAACTGATGGCGGAGATCTTACCTGGTTTGATGCCAACAGGCGACGACCCAATGCAGGATCCGTTAGTGCAGATCCGGATGCAAGAGTTGTCGATCAAGCAGCAAGACTTGCAGCGTAAGACTGAAGAGGATCAGGGCGACATGATGATCGAGCTACAGAAGATGCAGCAGCAGGCGGCATCAGCAGCGGCTCGAATTGAAAGCTCAGAAGAGATCGCAGACAATCGCAACGATGTGAATCGTGAGCGCATTCAGGTTCAGCGCGACAAGATGCAGCAAGGGGGCTGAGAAGATGCCCCTTAAAAAAGGTACTACCAAAGGTGTAATCAGCCAGAACATCAAGACTGAAATGGCTGCTGGAAAACCGCAAAAACAAGCGGTTGCCATTGCTTTAAGCAATGCAGGGAAAACTAAGTATTCCTCTGGCGGTATGGTTAACAAGCGGTTCAGTCCGATAGCCCGACCTCAGAGGTTTGTCGGAGTGTTCTAGGCCGTGGCCGTTCTAGAAACCATCATGGCAGCGAATGCGGCTTATGGCGTTATAAAGAAGTGCCTTGAAAATGGGCGTGAAGTTAAGGATATGGTGGGCCATGTTGGCAAGTTCCTATCCGCCGAAGACGAACTTAAAGATGCCGTCAGCCGTAAGAAGAAGAACCCGATTACAGCCATAACTGGCGGCGCAGAGGGCGATTGGGATGAGTTCCAAGCCCTTGAAACCATTCGAGAACAGCGCCGCGAATTAGAGTCGTGGTGCAGACTTTATGGGCCACCTGGAACTTGGGACAAGTGGCAATTATATCAAGCCGAAGCCCGTAAGGCCCGTAAGGCTGCACAAAAACAAAAAGAAAAAGAACGCGAAGAGTTAGTTGAAATGGTGATGATGTGCTTGGGGTGTCTGTTTGCCATAAGCGGAATGGCTGCGGTTATCTTTGCGCTGGGTCGTTACGTGGAGAAATGGTGATGTGGTTTCTTGTGTGGTTTCAGTTTATGAATAATAACTTAAATTACCACCAGCTATCGCAGCACCCGGATCGGGGCGAGTGCATGAGGGCGAGAGATGATGCGAAGGTGCTGGTCACGAGTCAGAATATTATGGTGCAGTGTTTTGAGGTTATATCAGAATAGACTGGGAAAATACGTTGTGTGTGACAAAGATGGAAAAGTTGTTATAATAACTGAACACAGGCACCACGCTATTGCTTACGCAAGGAGTTTGAAAGATGTCAACTAAACTTGATGAGTGGAAAGTTTTACCTCGTCTTATGATGCTGGTTACAACTATTATGTACATACGTTGCCTAGAGTGGGCGATGTCTCAACCAGATTTGTCCGTTTCTCAAGCTGGATTAATTTCAGTCGTAACAGGAGCTTTCACCGGAGCTTTCGGCATATGGATGGGCAAAGAGTCCACGACGACTGTCACATCAAACAAGGTTGTGCATGAAGAGAGGTATGACAAATGATCACATTACTTGGAAGTTTACTTGGGTTTGGTACATCTTTTATGCCGGAGGTCCTTAATTTCTTCCGTGCGGGGCAAGATCACAAGCACAGTCTTGAGCGGATGAAGCTAGAGATGGACCTGATGGCTCGGCGCAATGAGTTGAAGCTGGGCATTCTGGACAAGCAGGCAGAGATTAAAGAGACAGAGGGGTTGTATAAGCATGATAGCATGGATGCTGGAGGTTTTATCAACGCATTACGGGGTAGCGTCCGCCCTGTCATCACTTATGTTTTTTTTGGCCTTTTCGTTGCCATCAAAGTAACGGCTATAGTTGCGCTAATGGGCGAGGGTAATGATCTCGGGAGATCGTTGTCTCTGATCTGGGATGATGCTACCTCTGGTTTGTTCGCAGCGATAATATCGTTTTGGTTTGGTGGACGTGCTGTATCAAAGTATATGAAAGGCGGAGTAAAATGACCTATAAACTTTCAAAACGCAGCCTTGATAAGTTGGACGGCTTAGATGAGCGGCTTGTTTCTGTTGTAACCTCTGCCATTCACCGGAGCAAAATTGATTTCGGGGTGATCTGCGGGATGAGAACTCTGGAAGAACAACGCGCCTTGGTTGAGAAGGGCGCGTCTCAAACGATGAAGTCCAAGCACCTTGACGGACTTGCCGTTGATTTAATGGCGTACATTGGTTCTCGCGGGTCGTGGGAGTTGAATTTGTACGATGATATTGCTGACGCTATGGCAGAAGCTGCTCGTGAGGTTGATGTTCCTATACGTTGGGGCGCAGCATGGACTATTTCAAACATTGCACAGTTTCACGGCGGCACTATGGAAGATGCTATGAACAGTTACATTGATGAGCGCCGCTCACAGAATCGCCGTCCGTTTATAGACGGACCCCACTTTGAACTTATGGTCTAGGAGAAACCCGATGACTACAATTATGATCAGCATCCTGCCTGATGGGATGCCCGTAGATATGATGGACGATGACGACGACGGTAACTCTTGCCCTCTTCCGACCCAAGACGACGACATGAACATGGAGAACAAGGACATAGCGGAGTACGAGTACAAGTATGCCGCCGCTGTGACGGATGACGAATGCGGAAACTGCGGGATGTATAACCAGACCGCGGATATGCTGGAGTGTATTGGTGACGACTCTGGTGACGTAGGCTATTGCCAACTGCTCAAGTTCTGCTGTAGTAGTAAGAACACATGTAGCGAGTGGGTAGAAGGTGGGCCGATCACATCTGACCTACAAGAGGAATACAAGGACAATCTATAATGGATGTTGTCGATTGGGCAAAGTACATGTACAAGAAACTGGAAGAGCGCGAGAGAGATATTTCGGGCGCTCTTGCAAGCGGTGCTGTTAAAGACTGGGAACAGTACAAAATGTCGGTGGGAGAGATACGGGGACTCTCTTTCGCTCGTGAAGAAATCAAGTCCCTGCTGGAGAGAACCGTAGACGATGTCGAAGACCTTATATCTTCCTGATCACGTTGCGCAGAAAATAAACAAAGAGAAGGTCACTGCGAAAGCAGAGCCTGAAGCTTTGGATAGCGCATACGTTGACGCTAATGAGCGGGTATTGGACCCCTCCCTTTTAGACAAACCGTTACTCGAACGATTGCCGCAGCCGACAGGTTGGCGGGTTTTAGTCATGCCGTATCAAGGCAAAGCTAAGACGGCGAGTGGCCTATACATTCCTGATGAGGTTCGAGAGCGAGAATCTGTAGCCACGGTTGTGGCTTATGTGATGAAGCTCGGGCCACTGGCGTACAAAGATCCTGCCAAGTTTGGCGCGGATATTGAGCCATGGTGCAAGGAGGGTCAGTGGGTTTGCATTGGTCGCTACTCCGGATCCAGATTCAAGATTGATGGCGGTGAGGTTCGTATCATTAATGATGACGAGGTTATCGCCACTATTATGGAACCCGATGATGTCAAACATATTTAAGGGGACAGGTTATGTCTGAAGAGAATGAAGTCGAAGAAACTGAGGTTACTTACGAAGAACCTGAAAGTCAGGTTGAAGAAAAAGTAACGCAGTCTTCTGGTGACGAAGAGCTAGATTCGTATAGCAAAGGTGTGCAGTCGCGCATCAAAAAGCTTACGGAGCGGTATCGTCAGGAAGAGCGTGATAAGTCAGAAGCTGTTCGGTTATCTCAGCAGCTAATAGACGAGAACAACAAGCTGAAGACTCGAGTCAAGGCTTTGGATACGGGTTACTTATCTGAGTACGGCACACGTTTGGAATCTCAAACCGAAGGTGCAAAGCGCGTATACAAAGAAGCCTACGAGGCAGGTGACACAGATAAAATGCTGGAAGCCCAGCAGGCGCTGTCTAACATCGCCGTTCAGCAGCAACAGTACAACACTGCGAAGGCTCGGGCTGAACAGCAGGCAAAGATGCCTGTTCAGCAGCAGCAACAACCTGTACAACAACCTGTACAACAGCAGCAGCAAGCGGCACCAGTGCCAGATGCGAAGGCTGTTGCGTGGAAAGATAAAAACAAGTGGTTTGGTCAAGATAAGATCATGACAACGGCTGCTTACACAGTACATCAGGAGCTCGTCGAGGAACAAGGGTTTGACCCGAACAGTGATGAGTACTATACTGAGGTTAATCGTCGGATGCGTGGGGAGTTTCCCCACAAGTTTCAGGCGGCTAAATCGGGTGGAGGAAGTCAGGTCGCTTCTGCTGGTAACTCCGCATCCCGCAGCACGAAAACAGGGCGCAGGTCGGTCAAGCTATCGCATTCCGCAGTTGCGATTGCCAAAAAGCTAGGCGTACCTCTTGAAGAATACGCAAAGTATGTAAAGGATTGATGACATGACTGACACTAGAACACCGCGCAAAAGCGCAACCCGCGAAACAGAATCGCGCAGAAAACCTTGGGCACCGCCCAGCCACCTATCTGCACCAGAGGCCCCAGAGGGCTTTGTGCATCGTTGGGTACGAGTCGCAATGCGTGGCGAGGAAGACAAAATGAATGTCACCTCCAAGCTACGCGAAGGATGGGAACCTGTCCGGAAAGATGAGTATCCAGACTATGAAGCTGCAACCATCGATGGTGGTCAATACGCAGGCGTCATAGGACAAGGTGGGCTGATGTTGTGTCGTATGCCTGAACAGACAGCACGTGAAAGAAACGAGTACTACGGGGGCCGAACCCGCGAACAGATGACAGCTGTAGACCAGGACCTAATGAAGGAACAACATCCTTCGATGCCGATCCACAATGATCGGCAAAGTCGTGTAACTTTTGGTGGTCGCGAGCGCGACTCCAATTAATTTAGAGGATTGCTACAATGGCAAACAGTAATGGTGCCTTCGGACTACGTCCGATTGGCGTAGTCGGTCAGGCTGCGAACACCACTGGTATGACTGAATATCGTATTGCCTATGGAAACTCCAACTCTATCTACCAAGGCTCTCCTGTTATCCCGCTTTCAACTGGCTTTATTGACATTGTTGGCGCGGCGGCAGGCGGCTCGGTAGGTTTACTAGGTGTTTTCTGGGGTTGCGAATACGTTTCGTCAACAACTGGTGAAAAAATCTACTCCAACTCATGGCCTGGGTCAGGCGCGGATAGTAATCATCCCGTCACAGCCTTCGTGTATGACAACCCAATGCAGACATTTACTATATGCTCAGACGCATCGCTTACAAGCGAAGCAACTGCGCGTGGACATGTGTTCGCAAACGCAAACTTTGCGGCGGGTACTTCTGGTTCTTCAACCACTGGTATTTCTTCTGCTAAGTTGGGTGTTAGCACTATTGCCGCAACCGCTACATTGCAACTGCGTATCATGGGCGTTCAAAACGACCCAGACAACGCAGACTTCGCAGCGGCGGGTATCCCATTAATCGTTCGATTGAATAACAGCTTTAATTCCGCCAATGGCGCGATTGCAGCTGGTACTCCTTCGACTACTGGCGTTTAAAGGAGGTCTAGAAAATGGCTATTTCACGCGCACAATTAGCGAAAGAGCTAGAACCAGGTCTCAACGCCTTGTTTGGTTTGGAGTACAACAAGTACGAGAACCAACATGCAGAGATCTTCACAACAGAGTCTTCTGATCGAGCATTCGAAGAGGAAGTCATGTTGAGTGGTTTCGGCGCAGCACCAACCAAATCGGAAGGTTCTGCTGTAAACTTTGACGACGCTAACGAAGCATACTCTGCTCGTTACAACCACGAAACAGTGGCGTTGGCATTCTCAATCACTGAGGAAGCTATCGAAGACAATCTCTATGATCGTCTTGGTTCACGTTACACCCGTGCGTTGGCTCGTTCAATGGCGCACACAAAGCAAGTCAAAGCTGCTTCAGTACTTAACAACGCCTTTACTGGTGGTGCTAGTGCTGGCGGTGACGGCGTTGCTCTTTGCTCCGTTTCCCACCCGCTAACTAACGGCGGCACATTCGCAAACACTCCAGCAGTAGCTGCTGATTTGAACGAAACTTCTTTGGAAGACGCTCTTATCAACATCGCTGGTTTTGTTGACGAGCGTGGCTTGAAGGTCGCACTGCGCGGCACCAAGTTGGTCATCCCGCGTCAACTGCAATTCGTTGCAGAACGCTTGATGGTTTCTAACTTGCGTGTTGGCACAGCCGACAACGACACTAACGCGATCCGCTCAATGGGAATGTTGCCTGAAGGTTATGCCGTCAACGACTTCCTCACTGATCCGGATGCATTCTTCGTGTTGACAGATGCTCCTCGTGGTATGATCCACTTTGAGCGGACACCACTTTCCACTAACATGGAAGGTGACTTCGACACGGGCAACATGCGGTTTAAGGCGCGTGAGCGTTACAGCTTCGGCTTCTCTGACCCACGTTGTGTCTACGGCTCTAACACCTAATATACGGTGTAGTTTCAAGGTTAGGGGCGGTCTTCGGATCGCCTCTTTCTTTTTGGTTTGTCCTGTTGTATCGTATAAGCATCCCTGACAGTCGCATGATGCGGCTGACAATTGCCACGACAGGAGACTCACATGGCTAATACAACTTTTTCAGGCCCGATACGGGCAGGTAATATTAAGAATACAACAGGCACAACTGTAGGCACAAACATCGCCAATGTTGGCTATGTTACGATGATGCAGGCGCACACAATGGATCTTTCCGGTGGAGCGATTGCCGCGGGTGCCACTAACATGGTAATTCCTGCAAACTCTCACATCATTGATGTTATTATTGATTTGTCTACAGCAGCTAACGTAACAACGAATCTCAGTGTTGGTGATACAGTTGGCGGTGCCACAACAATCATAAACACCTTGGCTACTGGTACAAATGCGGGCCTTAAAACCATTACAACACAAGGTGGCGGCACAGGCGAGTGGGCCAATTCTGGAACTGCCGACCTTAAACTTACAGTGACAGGCAGTGCGGCGACTACCGCTGGTGTTGCAGTAATTAAGGTTCTGTACGCACAAGCTTACAACACCGCAATCCAACCGTAAGGAGTAGTTGAATGGCTGGCTCAGACATAAATGCATATACTCATGTGCAAGGTGCGGCGGCGGCTCTTATAGGGCCGTCCAGATCGCGACTTCAGGCCGTAAACATATACGCGACTACGGCGGGCTCGTTCACTCTTACCAATGGTAACGGGGGAGCAACGCTGTTAACGCAGAAATTCCCCACAGGTATGAACGAGATATACATTCCTGAAAATGGAATGTTGTTTACTTCTGGGGTCTACATTTCTGCGCTTACGGGCGCAGGGACCGAACTTACGTTTCTCCTAGCGTAGGGAAAACGCATGGCTAAGATCGACAAGTCAAAGATGAAGTGCAACGTACCCAAGCGCCAGATTTCTGGCGGTAAAAAGTCCGTTGTAAAGGCTTGCGATAAAGGTAAAGAGAAAATCGTCCGGTTCGGCGATGCCAACATGACAATCAAAAAAGATAACCCTAAACGGCGCAAGTCGTTTAGGGCTCGTCATGGGTGTGACAAAGGTAAGTTAGACAAACTAAAGGCCAAATACTGGTCATGTAAGGCGTGGTGACGATATGAAGGTTGATCTGCAACAAGTAGTTTCTGTGTTGGCTTTCGGCATGTTAGGTTGGGCTTCGTTGCAGGTTTATCAAATGAACGCTAGTGTAAGTTTAATTTCTTACAAAGTGGACGAGAATTACGATATGATAAAGCCTATGTGGCAGGATTTTCTGGTGAGGAGCGCAAGAAATGATGAATCGTGGAACGATGAGTTTTCAAGTCTCAACACCTCCAGAAAGGGCAAGTGATATGAGTTTATACGAGAACATTAGAAACCGCAGAGAAAGCGGAAAGCCTATGCGAAAAAAAGGTGCAAAGGGTGCCCCTAGCGACCAAGACTTTGTTAATGCGGCTAAGACTGCTAAAAAATCAAAAGGCATGATGAATGGCGGGATGGTTAAAAAAGGGTATAAGAACGGCGGCTGCGTAATGGCGGGCCGCGGTGTCCGTGACACGAAGATGGGATAAATAGATGACAACATCTGGTTCAAGAGATTTCAATCTCGATGTCGCTGAGATAATCGAGGAAGCTTACGAGCGGTGCGGGCTAGAGGTTCGCACTGGGTATGACGCCCGTACAGCGCGTCGATCACTGAACTTGATGTTTGCTGAGTGGGCGAATCGAGGTCTTAACCTGTGGACCGTCAAACACGCTTTTGTCACAGTGACACAAGGCGTGTCAGAATATTCTCTAGATTCAGATGTTGTGGACATCTTGGACGTTGTGTTGCGAAGAGATAACACGGATTATGAAATACAACGGATTAGCCGTGGTGATTACGCCACGCTGCCGAACAAGACTACTCAAGGCAGGCCGAGCCAGTTTTGGCTGGACCGCCAGATCGCTCCTAAACTGCACCTCTGGTCTGTTCCAGAAAATTCTACGGATCAGATCCGATACTATTATGTGCGTAGAATTGAAGACGCTGACGATCTGGTCAACACGACGGACATGCCGTTCCGGTTTTATCCCTGTATGGCGTCGGGCTTGGCTTATTACATGGCAGTTAAACGCGCTCCGGATCGGGTTCAAATGTTGAAGACTATATACGAAGAAGAGTTCCAACGCGCGGCGGACGAAGATCAGGGCCGTACTCCGTTGAGACTGCAACCTAGTCTAGCTTATTTGAGGGTCTAATGCCTTACGCAGCGGGAAAAAATGCTTGGGGAATATCTGATCGGTCTGGTCGCCGTTACCGCCTTCGTGAGATGAAGGTGGAGTGGACGGGTGCCAAGGTTGGCCCTGACGAGTTCGAGACGAAACAGCCTCAGTTGTACCCTCCACAAGCTTTCCCAGATCCACAAGCATTAATGAACCCTCGCCCTGAGACTGGTCTTGTTGCGCAAAGAGCGATACAGTGGGGGTGGAGCCCTGTGGGCTTTGCCTACATCCCTGGGCTCAGTCCTCCCAGCAACCTAGTTGCTATAGGTTCCGTTGGAACAGTAACGGTGGTAACGACATGAGTTTTACATACGCGCAGCTAAAGCAGGCTATTCAAGATTACACTGAGAATGACGAGACATCGTTTGTCACAAATCTCCCGTTGTTTATTCGGCAGGCGGAAGAACGTATTCTGAAGAACGTACAACTTAGTTTGTTTCGCAAAAACTCTACCGCGCTCACTACGTCAGGCAACCCTTATCTAGCTATGCCCTCGGATTACTTGGCTCCTTTCTCTTTGAGCTTGCGCGGCTCCGACAACGACAAATTCTTCGTCGAGTTTAAAGATCCGAGTTTTTTGCAGTCATACACACCTGACGACACCACTGTAGGTGCGCCTCGTTACTACGCAGTGTTTGACGTAGACAACTTTTTGCTTGCTCCGACCCCAGATGCGCCGTCAGTGGGAACTAACTACACCGCAGAACTCCATTATTTCTATCGCCCAACAAGCTTGACTCAAGGTGCCGAGGGTGGAACGACCTGGCTGAGTATCAACGCCGAACTGGCGTTGCTATATGGGTCCTTGATAGAAGCGTACATATACATGAAAGGTGACCAAGATGTCATGGCGATGTATACCTCACGTTTGCAAGAAGCCATTGTTGGCATCAAGATGTTGGGTGAGGCGAAAGAAACAACGGATGAGTATCGCATTGGTAAAGTGATAAGGGAACGTCAGTAATGTTCGATTTAGAAATGAACCCCTCAAGAAGCTCGAATGTAGTGGGCGTTGCAACGACAAACAATCGGGGGTTTACTCCAGATGAGTTGGCGGAACAGTGTGTAAAAAAGATAATATCTATTTCGGACACGGCTCCTCCTGCGATTAAGGACCAAGCCACGGCTTTTGGTAATAGCATCGAAAAAGTAATTGCGCGTTATATGCGTCAAGCTATTAGCAGTGACCGTACAACTGTGTATAATGCGCTGAACGACGCGGGGAACCCCGAAATGGCTAACCTCATAAGGAGACTATAACCATGGCCTTTACTGGTAACTTTATGTGTACTTCTTTCAAGCAAGAGTTGCTTGTTGGCGGACACAATTTCACAACAGGTGGCGATGTGTTTAAACTCGCTCTGTACGATAACAGCGCCGCTTTTACCGCGGCGACAACCGACTACACTGCAACCAACGAAGTTGGGGCTACAGGTTCTGCCCCTACCCCATACGTTGCAGGCGGCGGGACTCTTACAAACGTGACCCCTTCTACGTCTGGTACGACGGCGTTTTTAGATTTTAATGATCTAACGTTCACTGGTGTTACGTTAACTGCTCGTGGCGCTTTGATCTACAACACCACCGAAGGCGCGGGAACAGGTACTACAAACTCTGTGATTGTGTTGGACTTTGGCTCGGACAAAACAGCCACTTCTGGGGACTTCCAGATCGTATTCCCCGCTGCGGATGCGACGAACGCTATTATTCGGATTGCCTAATGTCCCTGCTGACGAACAGGGTTAAGGTCGCCACAACGACCACTGGGACGGGAACAATAACCCTTGGAGCTGTCGAAGACGGTTTCCAGAGTTTTGCGGCGTCCGGTGTGGCTGATGGGGATACTGTTCGTTATGCCATAGAAGACGAAAATGATTTCGAAATAGGGACGGGGGTTTATACCTCGTCTGGGACAACAATGACGCGCTCTGTTGAAGAGAGCAGTAATTCGGGTTCGGCTGTTTCTCTTACTGGTAGCGCAGTTGTTTTTATAACTGCCACGAGCAGAGACTTTTCTCGCATGACTGCACTTTCTATAGTCTTTGGAGGTTAAGATATGGATGCGTACAAAATTGCGCTGGTAATAAGTGTTTCAGATATCGCTGCTCTTGAATCAGCGGCCAACTCACGTCTCTTGGAGCAAGGCAAAACGCCTGTCGAAGTCTCTGAGATTTTGTACGATGATGGAGTTTTTAGCATTATTGACTCACTTACATTGCTTTACACCCCGAGTGTTCTGTACTCTGGAACGTCCCTTGGGGGTGTCGAGACGTTTAAGAACGGAATATCAATGAGTCTTTTGCATGGAGATCAGTAAATGGCAAACCCAAACATAGCGGCGGCGACTTCGATTCTTGGTGAGTCAGTAACAAAAACACCAACCAGCACCCCGGCGTACCAGACGATATTTCAAGTGCCCGCTGACACGGTCTATAAAATAAACTCTATCTCTGTTTGCAACAATAGCGCAGCGTCGGCGGTGGTTACCTTATCGGTACAGCCCTTTATGGAAATATTGGTTGATGTTGCAAACACCATAAGTGTTCCCGAGAACACTACCTTAATACTTATATCGAAGGACACTTCGTTTTATCTCCCCGCTCTAAGTTATATGTATTGTAATGCTAATCCTTCCTCCACTGTGGATTTTCTTATTAGCTATGAGGCCATTTCGTAATGAGTATCTGGCGAAAACAAGGTGGCCTTATAGGAAAGCAAGGTGAAAATAATTATCCGTCTAGCGGCCTTTGGGATGTTGCAGATAATTACATTAACAAGAATGTTGTGCCCGAAGTTACTGGGGAGATTCAGTATATTACCCCGGGCACCTACACCTACATAGTCCCAGCTTCGGGCATAAGCAACGTCAGCGTTGTGTGTGTCGGCGCTGGTGGTGGTGGTATGGCTTACAGCAACAACCAGAGCTCACACACCTTCAAAATGAACGGAGGCGGAGGCGGCGGCCTTGTGTATCTACCTTCACTTACAGTAGGTGCAGGCGATTCGTTTTCCATAACTGTAGGTGCAGGGGGCCAGAGTGGTCTCTACAGCAATGGCTCGACAATCGGGGGCGATTCTTTTTTTGGTGGTATGACCGCAAGAGGCGGGAACCCCGGACGGTACGCCACCACCGTCACGGGCGGAACTGCTGTTGTGTTTTATCCTGGCGCTGTGGGCTTTACTGGCGGCTCGTCTCAGGGCGGGGTCAGTTCTTCAGGCTATGGGCCTGCGGGCGGCGGCGGCGCAGCAGGATATACCAGTGCTGGAGGTGTTGGGTGGAACCGCCAAGGGGGGCAACCTTCTTACAGCGGAGATGGCGGCGGCGGCGGCGGTTGGACCACGTCTTACTATAAGAGCTATTCTGGCGGCGGCGTGGGTATGTTTGGTGCTGGTGCGGCGGGCGTTCAGGGCGCAGCTAACGTGCAGGCTTTAGGCGGTTCTGGCGGCACAGCAGCATCAGGCGGTTCAGGAACCAGCGACCAACTGCCCGGACTTTACGGCGGCGGCGGCGGCGGGAACTCAAGCGTTTACTCCGGTTTTGGTGGAGACGGCGGTCAGGGCGTGGTTAGAGTTATATTTGGCACTGGAAGAGCTTTTCCTAGCACAAACACCGATCTATTATCAAGTAACGGCAATGTAACTATAATCTAGGGGGCACAGATACATGTTAGGTTTTGCGCCACTAGCCTCATCGCCTCTTGCGACGGCGGCGAGTGCCGACCCCAACGCCACAGTGGCAGTCACAGGTGTGTCCGCGGGTGCGGCTGTTGCCTCAGTCGCAGTTGTTGAAGGTCAAGGCGTTTTAGTTCCGTTTTCTGGGTGGAACACAGGCGCTTGGGGCAGCGGCGCGTGGGGACAGACGAACGGTCTACCTAACGCACTTTCCGGCAGCGTCGGTTCTATTACGGCGAACATCGGTGCCGACGTTTCTGTGTCTGGGGCGCAGGCTTTAGGCCAAGTTGGCAATGCGAGCTCCGCGGTTAGCATCTCTGTATTTGTTTCTGGTTTAAATGCCGCGGGTCAAGTTAACCCCGTAGTAACAACCAGTGACGCAGTGGTTGATCTTTTCGGCGTTAGCGGCACGGGCCAAGAGGGCGTTTTAGAGGGTTTCGGAGAGGCTATAGTGTTTCCGCTTGGCCTCGGCTCTGTCGGCTCTGTCGGGGGGGTCTCGGCTAAAGCCAGCGCCGAAGTCAACGTGGGGGGCCTTCAAGCTTCGGGAGAAGTTAACGGGGTTGTGACCACAGGAGCCGCGGTAGTCTCCCCTGAAGGGGTAGAGGCTCCCGGCGAAATCGGCCCAGTTTCTATTATTACCAATGTCGTAGTTTCCGTGCAGGGCGTCACGATCTTCGGAGAAGTTCGACTCGTGACGGTCACGGCGGGTGCGGAAACTACCGTGGGCGGTGTTGCGGCTGTCGGAGAAGTTGATGGTGCAGACGTTGTAATAGCGGTTGTTGTAAATCCGTCAGGTGTTCCGGCTGTCGGAGAAGTTGGCACAGTTTCTAATATAATTTCTGCTACGGTGCTAGTAACGGGGCTCTCTGCCGAAGGGTTGCTCTCGGCGGCTGTTGTGTGGGGCCCAATCGTCCCAGATAATGTGGCCGATTGGGTAGAGATAGTTCCTGTAGACGTAGATCCGTGGACACAAATTTCTGCACAGTCTAGCGCAGTATACCAGCCGCTTGCTCCAAACCCCGGAACGAGCTATACTGAAATTGAACCTGCCCCCAACACGACTTGGGAAGAGATAGCGGCGTAAGGATGAAAAATGGCTAGTACATATACCTCGAATACTGGAATTGAGAAGCCCGGCACCGGAGAACAATCCGGTACTTGGGGGGACACCGTAAACGTTAATTCAGATATTCTTGACCGGGCTCTTAACGGGGTACTGACACTGGGTTTGTCCGGAACGTCCTCTTCGCTAACGACCACGGACGGTACTTTGTCTAATGGACAATACAAGCTTTTGCTTTTAGGCGGCTCTCCTTCTGGAGCACACACGATTACGGTGATTCCCAACAACGCTCAAAAGATATACTTTGTGTACAACACGTCCGGGCAGGACGTTATTTTCTCTCAGGGTAGTGGGGCCAGCGCGACAATCCCTAACGGGGACTCCAATGTGCTGTACTGCGACGGCGGCGGTGCTGCCGCTGCGGTGGTTGATTTGTCCACAAAGTTTGACGTTACGTTGTCTCAGTTAGGTGTTTCTGCTTCTATCGCACAAGTGGACTACAATGTAGTTGCAACGCTTGGTGTTTCTGAAAATAGCAAAACTGTTACCGCCAATGCAGACGGGGATGTGACACTTTCGCAAGAACTTGTAGCTAAAAGCTACAATGAAACGTTTGCTACGGCGGCGTCCTCTTCTGGAGTTTTAACAGTAGACTGCGAAACGGGGAACGTGTTCCAGTCAACTCTTACGGAAAATGTTACGACCCTTACTTTAAGTAATCCTCCGGCTTCTGGGACATCATATGCGCTCACTTTAAAAATTATTCAGGACTCGACTGCCCGTACATTTGCATGGCCTGCTTCGGTGAACTGGGCAGGCGGCACAGCACCCACTTTAAGCGCCGCGTCAGGTGCCGTGGACATATACACACTGTACACGACGGACGGCGGCACTAACTGGTACGGATTTATAGGTGGGCAGGAGTTTAGCTAATGAGCGTTTCTCGCAAGGTGCAGATGGGCGCAGGCGGCTCGGGTGGAGATCCTTGGACGTTTGATGACGCAACTTTTAATGGCGGAGCAGGCACAAACGGTCAGTACAACTACAATGAGTTTACGGCAAAAGGTGTTGTATTTAAAGACGATGGAACCGAAATGGTTGTTCTTACGTCGCAAAACGTCAGTCCTAATTATAATACATACCTCGAATCTTACGCGCTAGGAACTCCGTATGTAGTAAGCTCTGCCACACGGACATATCAACAGGCAGTCGCAACGAACGCAGGGATTAGATTTGGGCCTCTTCGTGTAAATAACGATGGAACACGGTTTTATTACGGTCAAACTTCAGGGGCCACAATTCCGCTTCAGGTGGAGCTATCGACTGGATGGGATCTAAGCAGTTTCGTTTCGGAAACTGTTGGGGATACTCAGCTTCAGAATATCTCCTCATATTTTTTATTCAACGGAGCGGGCACTACTATATATATGTTTCCATCTGCTGGGACCAGTATCAAAGTGTTTAGTCTAAGCACGGCGTGGGATATCACATCAGGGGTGACGGCTGGCACAGACATCACGAGTATCTCTGGGCAGGGTTTTGCCAGTGTGAGCGAAACTGGGTTTTGCCCTGACGGCAGTGTTTTATATATTAAGGACAGTGGTAATATTTTTACTGCTGTAGATGTAACCACTCCGTTTGACTTAACCACAATAAACTGGAGTTCTAAAACATCTAACCCAAATCACGGAACAAATGTTGTAGTCGGCTCTGCTAGAAATGCCACAATGGGCTCATATTCCTGCGTGACTTCAACTGCGTCCGCTACACGGATAGTTTCATGTTTTACGGGCCTTACATCTGCGATATCTAGTTCTACACCAAGTGCTTCGGACCTTGTTAATTTTGACATTGAAATGCCGTCAAACGTGTATAATCCCCCTACGTCGCTTACATCATCGCAGAACGGCGTCCCATGGTACGGCAATCTATGGACTAATTTTAGTGCTCAATTTAATTCTGATGGAAGTAACTTGGTAATCGGGCGTCATTATAACACCAGCAGTGAGTATTTTTTCCTGTTCAATGAGTCTTTAAGCACAGACTATGATATTAGCTCTAGCGGCTACACTACGACGCGAAGTACGATGTTTACGAGTGGTAACAATATTAGAGCCCTTTCTTTTCGTTTTTCGGAAGACGGGACCAAGTCTATATTCATGGGTGGGCCTACACGGAACTATGTGTTTTCGTATTCTACGCCCTTCGACCCTTCGACATCTGGCGCTGGGGTTTTTTTCGAACTTGATGATCTAAGACTTTCTCCTTTTTACTTTGCTTCAGGTGCGATGTTTAATAACACAATGGATGAAGTAACCTTTGCTGTGTCAAATGCCTCTATGAAAACAACCAACGGTGCCTATTCCTATAATCTGAGTCCGGGCCTTTACACTGTTCCATTAGGAACACCCGGAGATATTACCACGGCAGATACTTCTGGTATAGGACGGGTAGCTGCGTTTGTTACTGGCAATCAAAATCTCGCATCCTCTCCTAACTACGGCTTGGAGTTCAACGGGACAGGCAGCACTTGCGCCACCGTAACCGATAACTACGCATATGCTTTTGATTTAGGGCTTAACTATGGAGCAGGATCCGCTAGCAGAACAAGTATGCCAGGGTTTTTGCCTAGCTTTGGCTCACAAACTCAGTTACTAGACTCCCTTCTAAGAAGTTTTTCCTTCAACGACGACGGCACTGAAGCGTACTTTCTGGATATAGCTCGGAAATGTATCCAGACTTTTGTTCTACCTACACCGTATGATCTTGCTGGTGTAAAAACTAACTACCCACCCATGCCGGATAATATCTGGTGGCGGAACGATAGCGGGTCCCCGGATGTTGATTCCCTTACAATGAATCCCTCGGGGACCAAGTTATACCGACTGCAGCGTGGCAACGGGCGTGTAACTGAGTATCCTCTATCGACTGCATGGGATCTAAGCACCAGCTCCGCCACTCCAACGGCGACGCTAACCACCGCTGCCAGCCCATCGGTCGCGGGCGGGGACATTGCTTGGGGAGATAGTGGAAACAAGTTTTATAGAATGACTCGCAACTTTAGCGGGGCGGTTCTCGAACGGTATGCGGCTTCAACCCCGTATGACCTAGGGTCTTGTGGATCGACTCCGGATAAATCTTTCACCTTTGGGATAGTAGTAGCGAACTTCAACAACGTGACAATGGATAAGATGTTCTTTAAGCCGGATGGAACGTCTGTTTATATGTATGCAGTCCGGCTTCCAAGCAACAAAGAAGTTATTGTTCAATGGGACATGAGCACTGCTTGGGATCCAACCTCGATTGCGAGTACGACAGCGCCAGATGCATTTGAGGAGCTGGGTTTAATTGACGATGATTACGCCGCAGGAATCCACTTTAAATCGGATGGATCGCAACTCTTTGTCGCGCAGCAAGTTCAATGGTATAAGTTTGACCTAGGCACGAACTGGGATCTTAGCACGATTAGTCAACCTGCTGCTGCTGTAGACACTTATAAGACGTCTGCGCTACCTATTTCTAGCACTGGCACTAATGGTCTGTACGTTAGTCCAGATGAAACAAAAGTCTTCGTTGGAACAACTCTTGACTTAATTATAAAAACAGATTTTGGGGCCGCGTTAGATTTCCGGACTATATCGCATGATGGCGGTGCATATTGTTGGTACTTCTCTGATCCACAAAATGTGGGTGGAGTTGCTAAATGGTTTGGAGATAATAACAACGAGTTTAGATGGAAACCC